AACCAGGAAAGATTCCGGGGCTACGTGTCGAAGCGGATGGATGCCCAGCGCATCTATAACGCGAAGGTCTCCAAGCTCAGCGAGACCGATGCTCTAGCTCCGCGCGAGAAACCGATCTTCGATCCCGAGCAGCTCCCGCCCCACCTTCAAGATTTGTGGTCGAAGCAGGAGCAAGAGCGTCATCCCTACGCGCTCGCAAGCGCATTAAGAAATCCGGACGGAACGATCGCTTCGCTGGGACCGATCGGCAAGATCGAACCTCCGCAGGTCGCTCCGGTCACGGCGATATTGCTTCAAGCAGCAGCGGCCGACCTGACCGAAGAAACCGATGACGGTTCAGATGAAGTCAAGGCCAACACGTCTGCGGAAGCGATGGACATTGCCGCGACTAGGGTTGACGCCAAGTCCGCGATCTATCTCGACAATATGAGACAGTCGGTCCAGCGCGAAGGCGAAATCTACCTGTCGATGGCCAAAGAGGTCTATTACGAGCCGGGACGAACCGTCGAGACCATGACCGAGGATGGCGGCGACGGTGAGGCTACCCTGCATGAGCCGTTCACTGATTCCAAGGGCTCATTCAGGATCAGGAACGACTTCACGTCTGGTCGTTATAAGGTCATTGCCGACGTAACCGAGGCGACTTCGACGCGGCGCGAAAAGACCGTCAAGACGATGCTCAACATCGCCGAGATTTCGGTCCAGGCCCAGGACATGCAAGGCGCTCAGGCCGCCATTATCACCGCCACTCTCAACATCGACGGTGAAGGATTGGCCGATTACCAGAAGTGGAATCGCCAGCGCGCCCTTGGGCTGGGGCTCGTCCAGCCGAACGATGAGGAAAAAGCCGAACTCCAGCAAGCGCAGCAGCAGCCCAATCCCGAACAGCAGCTGGCGGACGCCAAGGTCGCCGATCTTGCTGCCTCGGCGGATCAGCGCAGGGCCGACACGGCGCTGAAGATGGCCCAGGCAAGCGCAGTCGGAGGGCCGGATGCGGTGCCCGATACGCCGACCGGACTGGAGCAGGTGCACACGCTGGCGCAGATCGGAAAGACAGCAGCCGAAACCGAGCAATTGCGGACCCAGACCGAGCACATGCCGCAGAAGCTGGCAATCGAGGCGCTGAACGCGAAGAGCAACCTTCTCAAGGCCCATGCGGCGGGACTCGGTAAAATGTCGCAACGGCAAAGCTCGAATTAGCGGCGTAGGACTGCTTCCATAGGCAACCACCGGGCCTCGTTCCGGTGAGGAACGGGAGCGATCATGCCCAAAGAAACCGAGACGGAAGTCCTCGAAACCCCTGAAATCGAAGAGGCCGAGGATCAGGTTCAGGAGCCTGAAACCGAAGAGCATTCCGAAGAACCGGAGGCTCCTGAAGAAGAAGAAACCGTCATCTCGTTCGGCGACGAGGACGAGGAAGAGTCCGAAGAGGCCGACACACCGACAATCAAGCGCCTCCGCGAGCGCAACCGCGAACAGACCAAGCGCCTTCGCGAACTCGACAAGGAGATTGCCGAACTCAGGCAGTCGGCCGTCAAGCCCAAGATCGAGGTCGGCCCAAAACCGGACCTGTGGGAAGATTGCGAAGGCGATCCCGAAAAGTTCGAGGTGGCGCTGGATGCGTGGAAGCAGCGCAAGGCCGAGGCCGAGACCGAAACCGAGCGCGCCGAGGAAAAGACGCGCCGCGTGATCGAAAGCTACAACAGCGATCTTGCGTCCTATAACGAACGCAAGGCCAAACTCGGCGTATCCGATTACGAGGACGCCGAAGCCACCGTGGTTGCCGCCCTGAACATGGAGCAGCAGGCGGTCGCGTTGCAGGCCGCGAACGATCCGGCGGCGCTGGTTTACGCACTGGCGAAATCGCCGGCCAAGCTCGCCGAGCTGGCGAAGATCGACAACCCGTGGAAACTGAGCGCGGCAATCGCGCGGCTGGAGGGATCAGTGAAGGTCGTCACGCGCAAGAAGGCTCCGGCCATCGACCGTCCCGCCAAGGGGTCAGCGTCGGTTGCGCAGATGAGCGCCGACAAGAGACTGGAGCAGCTGGAAGCCGAAGCCGAAAAGACCGGCGATCGGACCAAGGTGCAGCAATATAAACGCGAGCTGAAAGCGCAGCAGAAGTGAGGCGCAAGCTGAAGATCATCCTCAACATCTGGAAATCGAAGGAACCCGATATGAGCCTGCCCAATACCGATGCCGCCGCTGCCGCGCTCAAGGATGCGGCTTCCCGTGCCGTTGCGTTGATCCAGAGCCTCCAGCAGCAGCTTAGCGCCGCGCAGGACAGCTCCGCTGCCGTGGCTGCCGCCCAGCAGGCCGATGACCAGCAGGCGGCCGGCGAGATTCAGCCATCAATCGACATGCTGAACGCAGCAGCACCACCAGCGCCATGACCGATCTTGTCATCATCCTCCTGGGCGTGGGGCTTGGCATGATGCTGGGTCACGCCCACGCCCTGAAGAGCATCAAGCAGTCAATCGAAATCGATCTGGCCGCAATTCACGCGCGGTTTGACGAGCTGAAGGAGAAGCTTTGATGGCCAAGAAAATGCGTCCGAGCAAGGTCAAGGGCCAGAAGGCAGGCCCGAACGGATCATTCCCCATCGGCGACAAGAAACACGCCCGCCTCGCCATCAGCGGCGCAACGCGGTCCTATAACGCTGGCAACATCTCGGCTTCGACCGAGGCCAAGATCAAGGCCAAAGCTCGCGCCAAGCTCGGCAAAAAGAAGGGCAAGTGAGCGGCAACGCGGAATTGCGCGTGCTTGATGCCGAGCCCCCGGCATCCGATACGGTGGCGAAGCTGGAAGAGGCGCTGGAGCGAGCGCGTTCAGGTCAACTTTCGTCGGTGGCTATTGCCGTAGTCTATCGCGATGGGACTTGCGGTCAGTGCTGGTCACAAGCGCCGAGCCTTTCCTGCCTCATTGGAGCCGTCACGCGGATGCAGCACGCGCTGATAGACGCAGCCGGTTGAAATGTCGCAACGCGCGCCCTCAAATCTTTCCTTACAATACCATCTCAAAGCCGCACCCTCAGCCTCCTCGGGCTGTAAACCGAGAGAACCTTCGAGCGGCTCCTGACCGGCCAAGCGCCGAGGCGGAAAAGCAACCAAGCTGAGGGTTTTGTCACATGGCCTCCAATGACTTCTCGAAAGAAGAGAGGGTCGCTTTCGACAACGTGATCGAAGGCTTCCAGGACGCGCTGGTCGCGTCGAAGAACGTCAACATCTACGGCACCGACGGGCAGCTGATGGAGCGCGCTCGCGACACCATCTGGCGTCCGCAGCAGTATATTTCGGTTGGCCAGGATCGCGTGGTCGGATCGGCTGTTTCCGCCAAGGGCAAGGAACAGCTTTCGGTTCCCGCAACGCTCGGCTTCCAGCCCAACGACACGTTCGAACTAGATGCCCTGGAACTTCGCGACCAACTTCGCGATAGCCAGCTCGGCAAAGCTTCGACCAACTATCTCGCTTCGCGCATCAATGGCGACGTTCTTTCGGTCGCGACCCTCCAGGGAACGCTGGTGGTCGCGGTTACTGCCGCAGCGGGCAAATATGATCACGTCGCGCTCTGCGACAGCCTCTGCAACGAGCAGGGCATTCAGGCCGATGACCGTTACCTGATGCTCAACAGCCGCGATTATAACGGCATGGCATCGGACCTCGCCAATCGCACCAGCATGGTTGGCAAGCCTTCGACGGCTTACGAGCGGTCGCTGGTCGGCGAAGTCGCAGGCTTCACGACCTTCAAGCTCGACAGCGGCAAGCGCATTGCGGCCGCTGCCGGTTCGGGCATTACGATGAGCACCATTGCGACCGCGAACAACTATTACGTTCCGGTTGCGACCCGTGTCGCGGCGACGGGCGAGAAATCGAACGTCGATAACCGCTACCAGACCATCACCGTCTCTTCGACGACCGGCGTTGCTGCGGGTGATGCGTTCAATATCGCCAACGTCAATGCAGTGCATCACATCAACAAGGGCGATACCGGACAGCCCAAGACCTACCGCGTGATCTCGGTTCCGAGTTCGACGACGCTGGTCATCTCACCGCCGATCATCTCCAACCAGGGCGGTTCGGACGTTGAGGCCAACTACCAGAACTGCATCGTCAATTCGACCAGCGGCACTGCGGCGCTTACGTTCCTCAACAAGGATGCGGCCGGCTACAATGTGTTCTGGCGCAAGCCCGCGATCGAGCTGCTTCCCGGCAGCTATGCGGTTCCCGGCGGCCAGGGCGCTGCCGTCATGCGCGCAACCACGGACAACGGGATCGAGGTCGTGATGACCAAGAAGTTCGATCCCGACACGTTCGTCAGCCGCTTCACCTTCGACTGCCGTTACGGGGTCTGCATGACCGATCCCGAGCAGTGCGGCATTCTTCTCTTCGGCCAGGCCTAAAGGAGCGCCTTCGATGTCGGTTGCAATTGCACAGAAAAAGGGCGCTTCGATCACGGTGGCCGCGAACGACAAGCTTGCGGTGTATTCGGCGAGCCCGTTCAAGGTCTATCAGATCACGGCGGGGTCTCCCAATATCCCCGCAGCCAAGACGCTACTGGCTTCGCAGAGCGGCGCTTTTACATCGTCGGCGTTTTCAGCCGCCACTCAGGTCATCATCCAGATGGGCGATCGCAATGGGTGGTATGCCACCGGGGGCTCTCCGCTCATTCCGGAATCGCAGGGCCTGGAAGCGACGCATGGGGCCGCTGGAAGCCTGAACGCCACGGGCACGCTGACATGCGCGCTGATGCTCGGAGGCATCGTCACCTCTTCGACGGCAGCTGCGGTAACGGCAACGCTCGACACGGGCTCGGCGATGGACGCGGCGCTGGATTCTGCGGCGGTCAACGACGCTTTCATGTGGAGCGCGGTCAACACCGGAGGGACGAACGCTTTTACCGTAACCGCTTCGACGGGACACACGATTGTCGGTAACGGCGCGGTCAATGCGAATGCCTCGGGCCGTTTCGAGACGCGCCGGACGGCAGCTGCGACCTGGGTCACGACGCGACTGAGTTAGGGCGATGGCATCGCTCTTTAGTCCCGGAAAGACGGTCAACGTAGCGGTCGGGGCGGCAAGTCAGGCCATCAAGGTTTCGGATCAGCGGGGAGTGCAGCAGGTCCGCGTGAAAAACGACGGAACCCAGACCGTCTGGGTTGCATTTGGAGATAGCGCCGTGGCGGCCTCGACTGCGAGCGGGATTCCCATCGGAAGCGGGGAAACCGAAGGCTTTACCGTGATGCCTCCGATCAACGGGCCACTTTACGCGGCGGCCATCGCAGCAGGTTCCACCGGGAACGTTTATTTCACATCGGGTTCCGGGATTTAGCGTGTGCCGATCACGATCAGCGTTTCGACTGATGGGCCTCCCAAGCGGCAGCTGATTGAGCTTGCCTTCGGCGAAATCGGATCGGCCGGTTACGAGTTCGGGCGCACCGCCGAAGAAGTCAACGATGCGCTGATGCGGCTCAACTCGCTGATGCGGGAATGGCCATGGAACGCGCTCGGCTATCAGCAACCGAGCTATGGAGTTGGCGAGCCGGACGACGCATCGGGCATCAATTATGAGGCAATGAACGGCGTTGTCGCCGCATTGGCGCTGAGAATCGCCCCGGTGATGGGGGCAACGCTTTCTCCCGAATCTCGCGCCAACCTCGCGACCGCAATCTCGAAGGTCTATGCCCTGACCGCGACGATCCCGACAATGCCGGTGGCGAAGAACACGCCTAGGGGCCTTGGAACAGAGCATCAGGTCGGGATTGGCTTGTTCAGTCCGTTCATCGAAGAGGATGCCGACGACGTTTCTGGCGATGACGATGACGACGAGTTGCTGTGATGCGTATTCCGATTGTCTCGGGAATCGTCGCTGACAAGACGGCGGAGTTCAACAGCTCATATCCCCTCAACCTCGAAGTCGTTCCGGTCGATAACAAGATCGCTTCGGCTGAGTTTCGAGCGACCAGCGGCGCTATTCCCATCTCGACGGGGCCCGGAACCGACCGGGGGGCGATCAACTGGAGCGGCATTCTCTATCGCGTGATGGGGACGAAGCTCTGCCAGGTTTCGAGCGATGGGACGGTCACTCAATTGGGCGATGTTGGAGGTTCGGGACCGGTCACGATGGACTATAGCTTCGACCGGCTGATTATCCGCTCAGGAACGAATCTCTTCTATTGGAATGCGACCATCGGGCTCATTCAGGTGACCGATCCCGATCTTGGACCGGTGATCGATTGCATGTGGATCGACGGTTATACGATGACCACCGACGGCAATTCGATCATCGTGACCGAGCTTGCCGACCCGACCAGCGTGCAGCCTTTGAAATACGGTTCCGCCGAAGAGGACCCCGACGCGATCACCGGCTTAATCAAGGTCCGCGACGAACCCTATATTTTGGGCTCGAACACGATCCAGGTATTGCAGAACGTCGGCGGCAACATTTTCCCCTTCGCCAACATCTCTGGGGCGACGATCCCCGTTGGTTGTGTCGGGCCGATGGCGAAATGCCTCTATTCGGATAGCTTCGCCTTTTGTGGAGGCGCGAGGAACGAGGCTATCGGGATTTACATAGCAGGGAACGGAACCGCCAACCGCATTTCAACGAGAGCCATCGATGATGAATTGGCGAAGGTTGCCGATCCCTCGTCGATCATCCTCGAAAGCCGCACCTATCGCGAAGAGCGAAGGCTCCTGATTCACCTTCCTGACAAGACCTTGGTGTTCCAACTCAACGCCACCAAGAAGCTTGAACAGGAGATTTGGTACGTCGCTCAGTCCGGAGCCGATAAGCCCTACCGAATCCGCAACGCGGTCGAAGCTTATGGCTCGTTCTATGTGGGAGACACGGAAAGTTCTTCGATTGGCCAATTGAGCGATACGGTTTCGACCCATTTCGGCGAAAACGCGGAGTGGCAGTTCGACGTGGGGCCGGTTTATAACGGATCGAAAGGCGGAATCGTCAGCGCATTGGAGCTGATCGCGCTGCCGGGACGCGCTCCCTTCGCCTCTATCGGCTCGATCTGGCTTTCGTTGACCCGAGACGGCCAGAATTTCAGCACCGAGAGGTCAATTTCGCCCGGAGCGGCGGGAGAAACCAGGAAACGCCTTCAGTGGAGGCCGCGAACCAATTTCAGGACGTGGATCGGTTTCAGATTCAGGGGGCTGGGGCCGTTCATGCCCGGATTTGCGGGGTTGGAGGCGGACATTTCGCCGCTTGGCGCATGACGATCCCGCGCTGGCTCCTCAACAAGCATTTCGGCGGGGACGAACGCATGATCCGCGCGATGGAGGATCAGTCGCAGTCCGTCACCGACGGCGTTGCGGCAACTTCCGCTCTCGCCGATGCGACGGTCATCGTTCTTTCACCCAACGGCGACTTCACCAACGAACGCGTGCTCCAGGTCGGAGACGGGATCGCGATGGAGATCACCGATGACGCGGTGATCCTGAGCGTTCAGAATGTCGCGTTGACCCAGGCATTTCCGGTTACGTTTCTGGCTCAGGGACTGACGAACCTCGTTCTTCCGGTGGCGGGCACATTGGTCTCCAGCGATAGCCCCACGGTCGATGTGAACACGCTGGGCGCTTATACGGACGACACTGCGGCGGCGGCTGCCGGAGTTCCGGTTGGCGGTCTATACCGAAATGCCGCATCTCCAAGCCAACTGATGGTGCGCGTCTCGTAAATGTCCAAACGCTAGGCACGAGCGCTTTCCTTACACTTGCCCCATGACGATGGGCGCGCTTGCTGTGGAAGAGGAGGTTCGCCCATCGTTATGGCGGACCTTCGACGTTCCTACGCTGAATCGCCTCGCCAACCATCCGGACATTCGGCCGACCTGCGGAGGCGATGGGCGATCCGAAGTCGATTTCACAGCCTTCCTCAAAAACGACAAGAACCACGCGCTCGCATGGAAGCACGGGGCCTTTCTGTTCCTGTGGACGGCTCCGCAAACCTATGAAGCGCATATCATGGTCCTCCGACGAGGGCGCGGGAAACTCGCCTACCGGATGGCGCGCGCCGCGATCTCGTACATGGTGGCCGAGGGCGCGGAGCGGCTGTGGGCGAGGGTCAATAATGACGCTCTGAGGCATTACACCGCCCAGGCGGGATTTGTCCGCTGCGGGTCGGATAGCCTCGATTATGGCTTCGGCCCGGTCGCTTACGATCTTTATCAGTGGAAGAAGCCATGCCTCCAGTAGTTGCGGCTGCTGGCATTGCTGGGCTGGGATCGATCGCGGGCGGCCTTATCGCGTCCAGCGGCGCTTCCCATGCCGCCAATATCCAGAACCAGGCCGATCAGGCCGCAATCAATGAGCAGCGGCGACAGTTCAATGTTACCGACCAGGAGCTTGCGCCGTTCCGTCAAGCTGGGCAGGCCGGGCTTACCGGCTTCGGCAACCTTCTCGGCACAAACGGAGGAACCGCACAGCAAGCGGCGATCACGGCGCTCCAGGCAAGCCCTTATTACCAATCGCTATACCGGAACGGCTTGGAGGCCAACCTTCAGAACGCATCTGCCACTGGAGGGTTGAGGGGAGGAAATGAGCAATACGGTCTCGCCAATTTCGGGGCCGATACGCTGGCGCAAGTGATCCAGAACCAGCTCGGGAATCTGGGAGGGCTGGCGCAGCTTGGACTTGGCGCGACCAATTCGACCGGGGCCTTTGGGGCCGCATCTTCGAACAACATTTCCAGCCTTCTCGCCCAGCAGGGCCAGAACAGCGGTGATGCGGCTTTGGCTCAGTCGGGAGCGCTTGCGGGCATTTTCAAGAACATCGGGAACCTCGGCGCTTTCGCTGTCAATCCCTCCGCAGGAATCGGTGCAATTCCGGCAGGAAGCATCGGCAATAACGCGGGCGTCGGCTCATGGAATGTCGGGAATGCGTGGAACGTTCCTATCGGGCACTTTTAGATGGCACTCGACTTCAACGCCCTTCAGGCTGGACAGCAAACCGTCGGCGATCCGGTTGCGGACATGCTCGCCACGCGCATGGGCAATCTTCAAGTCCAGGGCGCGCAAATCCAGAACCAGGCGGCAATGCAGGGTCTGGCGATGCAGCGCTACGCCCTTCAGAGACAGCAGCAATACGCGCAGGACGTTCAGTCGTTCGCGCAGAATCCCACGGTTACAGGGCTCGCAACCTTGTGGAAATATCCCGAGTTCCAGGCCAACACCAAGGGCATCTACGACGCGATGGACCCGCGTATGCGTCAGGCCGAAACGACGCAATTGGGCGAAGTCGCATCGCTTCTCCAGAATGGCCAGATCGATGGAGCCACGAAGATCGTCCAGCAGCGGATCGGCACCGATCAGGCTGCGGGCCGCGACACGACCGGCGATCAGCAAGCGCTGGCGATGCTTCAGTCGGGCGATCCCAAGCAGATCAATGCCGTCAAGGGAATGGTCGCGAGCCTCATCGCCGGATCGGTCGGATTCGACAAGGCGGCGGAATATCTAAAGGCGGTGGGCCTTAGCCAGGAGCCGGTCAAGACGACGCCCGGCGATACATATACGAATCCCCTCAACGGTCAGACCGTCGCGGCGCAGCCCTCGAACCTATCGCCACAAGTGCTCAATATCCCTGGGGGCGCTCAGGAACTTGTCGGCTTCAATCCCAATCCCGGCGCGAACAATGGCTCAGTCTCAACGGAGGGAGGTGGTCCAGCATCTGGCGGGGCGACGGGGCTTCAGGGTGCCGTCGCCACTGTGCTGCACAACGAAGGCGGTCTCAACAAGTCGGATATGAACGGCTATCCGACGAATTTCGGGATCAACTACAAGGCTAACCAGAAGGAATTGGCGGCGCTGGGCATTACTTCCCCAGCTCAGATGGGGAAATTGACGCAGGATCAGGCGGCGCAGATTTATGCGACGAAATACTGGCCGCAATCGGGTGCGGCGAACTTGCCAGCCAACCTTCAAACGCCATATTTCGATGTCTATGTCCGTAATCCCGCATTGGCGCAGAGGGCATTGGCTCAATCTGGGGGCGATCCTCAGAAGTTCATGGCTATTGCGTCGGCTTATTTCCAGAAGCTTGGGCAGACGCAAAAGGGGCAGAAATACGCTGCGGCGTGGGCCAATCGCGATGCGAACAACATGGCCATTGCGACTGGCGCGCAGGGAGGTCCGCCGAGCGTTGCGTCAAATCAAACACTCCCTCCCGGAGTAATCGCATCCACCGGATCAACCGGAGCCCTCAATACGCAAGGTGCCGAGCCCGGATATGCGTGGAATGCGGATCACACCAAGCAATTTCCCGTCCCCGGAGGAACGGCTGATTTCAGTCCGGACGCCCTTAATGCCGCGACAGACCAATATCTCCTGACCAATCAACTTCCAGGGGGCATGGGTGGGGGCGCGATCAAGAGCGCGGTGATGAAGAATGTCCCGGCAAGATTGACGGCGCTTGGATTGCAGAACTCAGACCTTCCAGCTCTGAGGAGCAAATACAAGTCGCTGACCGGATCGCTAACCCAGAACGCGCAAATCCTCAACATGCTGGAAGCGAGCGAAACCGCTCTTCATTCCAACGCCCAACAGGTGCTGAACACCCAGGCGCAGCTGGTCAAGGACGGGATCATCGATAACGGAAGTCCGGCGCTCAACAATCTGCGGCTGGAGACCTACACCCATGTTGGAAGCGCCCAGACGAAGGCCGACATCAAACGCTATGAGGATGCGGTAAACGGGCTCACCCAGGAATACACCAAGTTTATGAACTCAGCCAACGGGATGGGCGGCAACGCGGCCCCTTCCGATGCGGCTCGCGGCCTCGCGTTGGACCTTAATGACAAGGGACAGGGCCCAGCATCGATGCGGGCGCACATCAATCAGATTTTCGTCGAGACCGCCAACAAGAGGAACGGGATTGGCGCGCAGAACTCGAAGATCAACGCCCAGCTTTCGAGCCTGATCGCGCCGCATAGCCCGCTTCCGCCGGGCGCAACGGTCATCGGGACATATCACGGAAAGCGCGTCATCGAGGTGAACGGTCAGCGCATGGTTGAACAATAATGGGATGGGCTCCCCTTCCAGCTGATGCGCAGTTGGACCAGCCAAGTTCATCCACTCCTCCGGCAACTCCGGAGCCCGCTCCGGCTTCAGCAGCTCCAGAATCTGCTCCAGCAACTCCGGCAACTGCGCCCTCGAGCTTCGTACCGCTTCCAGCGAACGCGAAGCTGGATGAGCAAAATGCGGGACCGGCTACAATCGCTCCGGTCGGCTATCATACGATTAGCGGCTTCGAAGATGAGCTTCCAGCGCACGCTCACGAGATGCCGCCTGAAATCCAGAAGCAGATCGTCAATATCCTTGCCACGCATCCGCTCGACACGGCGGCATCGGACGCAAGGCAATATGCGGCCAGTCAGGGGTATAATCCAGCTCCCGCGCAAAATCCCAAGTTCGGCGACAGCTTCGATGAAGTGATCGACTATCGGCGACAGCACGGGATTGTCAGCGATAGCGTCATTAACCACCTTCCACCCGCTTCGCAGAGCCAGATACCTCTTGGTTCTGGTCCGGCATTCGTTCGCGGCCTCTTGCCGACGAACACGATCGATTCCGCGCTTCATACGGCGGCAGATGCGATCACCGGCGATACTCGTGGCAGCATCGCCGATGATTTCCGGCGTTGGGAGGACATCAACTACGGCGTTCTCCAGAACGACGAGGCCAATCATCCGATTGCCAGGGTTACGGGGGCGATCCTTGGGGGCTTGGCCATTCCTTCCGGTTCCGAAGGGGCCGCGCTGAATGCGGGCAAATCCGTATTGCAGGCTGGCGGAACGATGCGCGAAGCGCGGGCAGCGGCAGCAGCGGCGGCAGCAACGCGCGTTGGCATTGAAGGCGCAGGAGTCGGGGCCGGATATGGCTTCGATGCTTCCGCTCCGGGCCAAGGCGCACTCGGCGCGGCCGAAGGAGCGGCCCTTGGCGGCGCAGCGGGTTATGGCTTGGCGAAGGGGGCCCAGATCATTGCTCCCTCCATCAAATCTGCAACCGCCGCATTGCCGGCAGCTGATGAGGCCCCGGATTATGTCCAACTTGCCCGCGATCTCGGCATCCGCAGAACTCCGGCAACCAATAGCGGAAGCGGCATTGCGACAGTCGCTCAGGCGGGGCTTGGCGCGCTTCCCGGCGGAACTCCGATAGCGGCTGCGACTAACCGCGAAATCGGGGACTTGGGCGCAGCGGCCAAGGCGGTCGCCGAAAACGCTGGCCAGGTTTCAAATCCGCAAGGCGCGGGAGAGGCCATTGCCCAAGGCGCTCAGCAATACAAGGCTGCCAGCAAAGCCCAGGCGACAGCACTTTATCAGCAGCGCGATTCGGCGATGGGCGGCACGAGCGCGCCGGTCTCGCTCGACAATTTCAGCAAGTCGGTCAACGATCTGGCGGCGCAATTTCCGGATTCTCCGGCTTTGCAGCAACTCAGGGAGCATCCTGTTATCAGGCAGGTCACGGACGCTCTCGGGCAAGCGGCAGATAATGGGCAAGTCACTCTAGGCCAAGCGACCGAAGCGCTCAGCCATGTGCGCGGCGTTCTTCGCAACCTTCAAGCGACGAATAGCGCAAGCCCCGTGGTCATATCCCGAGTAAACGGAGTCGAGCAGGCGCTTGAGAACGATGTAATGAACGGCGCAAGGGCGGCAGATCAGGCGATGGGCCGCGTTCCAGGAACTCCAGGGAGTGCAGTCAAGGCCCAGCAGGACGCAGATGCTTTCTACGCCGACCGGGCTGCTGCGCTGAATGGTTCGCTGAAGCGACCACTCCAGTCAGCCAATGATGATACGAAGGTTTCGGGCGAAGCCGTTTATAACCAGGTTTCTGGCGACATGGACGCCAAGTCCGGCAATCTGGCGCGTCTGAGGGATACGTGGTTTCGGCTTCCGCCGCAGGCTAGGAGCACGTTCGCCGCGACCAAGATCGACGACCTAGGAAGAGCAACGCCGGGACAGCAGAATGATGCCGGAACTGCCTGGTCGTTCCAGCGCTTCCTCACCAATCTCAATTCGCTGTCTCCGCAGGCCCGTAACATCGTTTTCGGAAGTGAGGCTGACGCCCAACTCCAGAAGATTGCGGCCTATGCAAACCGGCTGAGACAGCTGGACAGGGCGCGCAACTTCTCCAATACCGCAAAAACCTATTTCGCCGGCGCGTTCATGGCCACGGTCGGGGGTGCCGTGATGCACGGCGATCTCGGTCATGCGATGGAGCTGGGGACCGCGCTTCCGGCGACATGGGGCGGCGCGAAGCTGCTCCTCGCCACTCCGGCAATGCGGGACTGGACCGCAAAAGCCATGAGCGCGCTATCTTCCGGCAACGAAGGGGCGATGAAGGTTCTTACAAAGCGCCTGGGAACCATCGCTTCAACCCAGCCAGCGATTGCCAACGAGGCCCTTGGGCTAAGGCAGGCGATCACTAAGGCCGCGAACGATAACCTGCGGGCACTGGCCGCGTCAGGCAGCCAGGAAAATCCACAGGGCGAAGGCGATCAGGCGAAAGGGACGCGGTAGCAGCACGAGACAGCCAGCGCAGACGAACCAGAACTGCCAGAGCTTCACGCTTTCCCTTTTACGCCTTGAGCGGCGAAATGTCCAAACGCACGGCTAGGGCGCTTTTTCTACACTTGCGCTGTGACCAAGCTTGCGAACCCGACGCCAATCTACCTCGACGGGCGCGGGGCGCTGCTCGACGCCGGTTATATCTACATCGGCACGGTCAACACCGACCCCACCATCGTTGGCAATCAGCTTCCCTTGTTCTGGGATGCCGCACTCACTCTCCCCGCTCCACAGCCCCTGCGGACGCTTGGCGGCGTGATCGTCAATGGAGCCAATCCGAGCTTCGTCTATTTCAGCGCGACCGACTATTCGATGACGGTTCTCGATACCGACAGCAACCTCGTCGATTATATCAAGGACTGCACCGAAACCGGCGGCGTTTCACCTCAGCCGCTTGATGCCGATCTCACGACGATTTCAAGCCAGATCAACGCGGCTTACGGTCTCGCACTGCTGACGCTCGTCAGTCAGGCGGCTCTCCAGGCTGCGGTCGGAGTGGGCTCTGCGGGACTGCTCGCCAAGGCCACTTCAGCCCAATTCCGCAACAACACAGCGGACAAGGTTCTGACCGCAGATAATGTGTGGGGAGCGGCAACCTATGTCGCATTGACTCCCGGAACTTCAGTCGCGCTCGATCTCTCGACGGGGATCAATTTCACGCTTGCGATGGGAGGGAATTACACGCTCGCCAACGCCATCAATGCGAAAGAGGGCCAGAGCGGGAATATCCTCATCACGCAGGACGCGACCGGAAGCCGAACGCTTTCCTATGACACGAATTACAAGCCGGTGGGGGGATCGGCTCCGGTTCTTTCGACTGCGGCCAATGCGAGAGACGTGCTGTTTTATGAATGCCTTCCAGGCGGCACGGTCCTCATCAGCCTAGCCAAGAACGTGCCCGCATGATTCCGGGCATCGTCTCCTTTCCTTTGTTCGCCTCGGCTCCAGCCATGAGCGCGGTCGCAAACCCTTCTGCCGTCAGCAAGGTGCAAGGGGGCTACGGATCGACCAAGACTCTGACCACCCCGACAACCACCGTCAGCGTGACTGGAGGAACCGCCCCTTATACGCATAGCTGGGCTGGAGGGGTAGCGGCAACCGCGCCAACTTCGGCGACCAGCGCGTTTCGCGCCACGCTTAGTCCCGGAGACATCGTAACCGAAACGATGACCGACACGGTGACCGACGCCAATGGCGTCACGGCCGAAGCGAGCTGCGGCGTCTATCTGCAAAACGTGGATTATACGCAATGACGACCGCGATCCGCACCAATCAGGTCGTTGATGACGCTACCGTTCCGGTTCCGGTTACTGGAGCGTTGGTTTATGTCTATAACCAGGACGGCAGCCTTGCATCGCTGACCAGTGATGGCACCACCGCGATTGCCAATCCGCTCACGACTGACGCTTTCGGCAATTACAGTTATTATGCGCTGGTCGGATATTATCGCGAGGACATCTGGTTCAATGGCGCAAAGCGGTGGAGCGAGAATAATGTAGCCGTCGGCAGTCCTGGGGCCGACCTAACGCTGAGAAGCGATCTGGCCCTTATGACTGGATCGTCGATGGTCGGCTTCATCGCAAGTGGCACGGGAGCCGTTGCACAGACGCTCCAAGGCCGCGCCCGCGCCGGGATGGTCCTTATCACGGACTATGGTGGAGTCGGGGACTGCACGGCCTTTGGCGTCGGCACTCCAAACGATGCGGCTCTAGCTGCGGCGACCACTGCTCTGGGCGGGAGGGGCGTTATCCTCTTTCCTCGTGGCCGCTATCGTTACACTGAACAGCCGGTCCGGAAGGATGGCATTAGCTGGCTCGGCGAGGGCTGGACCGAGAATCCGGGCGTCGTTGAGGGCGTCATTTACACGAACGTCACGGCTTACGATGGCACGGTTTTCGTGTTCGACGCCGACGTTCCAGGGCCGATTCTCTACGACATTACCGATACCGGGACGGCCTCGGTTGTCGTTGCGGACATCGCTGCCAACGGCAATTCGAGCACCTATTACAAATTCCCGACCGCTCGCCACGCCTTCACTCGGGACATCCTGTTCCTCGGTGGAGGCGGGACCAATATCGACGCACACGGGTTTGAAAGCCGGACGCAGTTTTCGGTCGATAATTGCGGATTCATCGGTTTCGCTGGATGCGGAATGAAGGTCATCGGCAGTTCCGACACCGGGACTGTCGTTTACGGGAATGCGGACGGTTCGTCGGTTTCCAACGTCCGTCTGCTCGCCAACCTCATGCATGGCCTTCATGTTGAAGGACGAGACGCCAATACCATCAAGTTCGGTCGGGTTCACGCGGCCAACAATGGCGGCTGCAACATCTATGAGATCAGCCTGCTCGGCAACAATCACACCGAGTTCGATCTATCCACTGGCAACCGAAGCTATGGCACTTCCAGTCCGCAACGTACGCAACTGCTGATCGATTGCCCAAGGCTGTCGGACCAGACGTTCGGCTCCATCTATGCCACTTCGGACGTGGGAGTGCACCGTTTCCACGGCTACATCGAATCCGGCTCGGGATCGGTGGGCTATGCAATTCTGGGATACGTCACCGGTCAGTGCGCGGACGACACGCTCTGGAGTACCGACACGACTGCGCTCATCGAAGATGGGTTCGGCAAGATCATTCGCGGCAGCAAGCTGCACATCAACAAGCTCGGGTCAAAGACAGTCGGGATCAATTTCGGCCTTCCAACCACCAATAACGATGTTCTGGGATGGGGCAGCTCCGACGACGACAGTGGGGGAACCTACAGAGGTTGGCGGCTCGGGAACTACAATGCTGACTCGGGCGGTTCCTGGCACCTCTATTATGCCGGCTCACTGAGCGAGACCGCGATCCAGCTTCCGACATCGGTTTCGACATGGAATGCGAGGGGCGGGATTTCCCGGTTCGGACCGGCCTTCCCGAACGGCTATTTTCAGGGCGGAAACGGCTTTTCCGGGACGATGTATCGCGGCACCGGAACCGCCGCCCCGACGACTGGCGCATGGTCGGTGGGTGATACCATCTGGAACACGGCACCGACCGCCAGCGGAAACATGGGCTGGGTCTGCGTAACCGCAGGAAGCCCCGGGACTTGGAAAACCTTCGGGAGCATCGGCGCATGATCTGGAAAGCGCTCCTCGCCGTCGTTCTTCTGATCGTCGTCGCGGTGGTCATCTGGCTTTACCGCCTTTGCAGCAATCCGGATAATTTCCTGTGACGCCCCCGCGCTCGCCAATCGATCCCGACAGCCGGGTTGCCCTTGCCGAGATCAGGGGCGACGTGAAGCTCATTCTTGCCGGGCAGCAGCGGACCCATGACGACGTGCAGGAAATCCGCCGCACGCTGGAAGCGCATAACAGCCGGATCGGAATACTCGAAACCGACAAGAGCGTGCGCGAGGGCGAGCGCAAGGGAATTGGGCTGGGTGGCAAGATCGTCTGGAGCGGTGTCAGCCTGTTGATGGGTGGCGGCCTCTTCACCTTGCTGGAGATGCTGAAATGAAGCGCCTGACCGAAGATCGGAAACGCGAGATGCAGGAGGTGGCGCGCGCGTTTCTAAGTGCGGCGTTCCCGGTCGATCCACAGACGCCAAAGTCCATGCACGACCTGACGAGGAAGCTGCAATGAGCGACCTGTCGTATCTCGACACGCTCGGCGTGCTTCCCCGGATGGTGGTCGAAGCCCGCAAGCTGCTTGGTACGGTCGAGACTCCAGGCCCCGGCAATAATCCCACGATCCTCGAATGGGCGGCAGAGCTTGGTCTGTCCAATATCTACACGGCAGACGCAATCCCGTGGTGCGGCCTGTTCATGGCGATAGTCGCGCACCGCGCCGGAAAGGCGCTCCCGCCGAGTCCGCTTTGGGCGTTGAGCTGGTCGAATTTCGGCACGCCAGCGGGGCAGCCGTGCCTGGGCGATGTTCTCGTGTTCGTTCGTGAAGGCGGCGGACACGTCACCCTGTATGTCGGCGAGGACCGGGCCGGATATTTCCACTGCCTCGGCGGCAATCAGTCGGATCAGGTTTGCGTGGAGCGCATCGCCAAGGCGCGGCTTCACGCGGCCCGGAGGCCACCGTTCCAAATCCAGATGCCCCCTAGTTGTGAGCCGATCATCCTCGATCCCGATGGCCGCATTTCGGAGAATGAGGCATGAACCTCAACTTCAACCTATTTCGCGGTCCCGGCAACGGCAGTCTCGATCTGGCTCGCATCATCGGCGCGTCAGCCGGAATCCTCTATCCCTTTCCCTTCATCTGGAATGTCATCAAACATGGCGTCGTTCCCGATCCTTCGGCTTTTGGTGTTGGCTATGCGGCTGTTCTCGCGGCCATTGGCGGACTTATCGCCGTCAAGGACATCGGCGTAGCGAAGGCCAACGCAACGAGCGGGTCTCAATGAGGTGGGCCGCTCCTTTCTCCGGCGACTGTTCTCCCAGCAGCTCCGGGATATTCAGCCGGGGGATGCGGTTCGCGTCGTCGGCTATTCCGGCGTTGCGTGGGTCCGCGAGATCAGCGGGGACACTGCCGTTGTCGTCTGGGGCAACGACCGCCGCGCAATCCTCATGCTTGTCCAGCTTAGGCGCGTCAAGGCGGTTGGACATCAGCTCGACCGGAGGGGGGAATGATGCTGCGTAAGCTCATCTTCGCATCCCTTCTGGCGATCCAACCGGCGCAGGACGACAACAGCGCTCCGCAGCTTCAAATCTGCAATCCGGTGGCTCCGGCCAACGAACAAATCCTGCCTCCGTCCGATGATCAGGGCGACATCGCATGAGGAGCGCGATCTTCCTCGTCCTGCTCGCGTCCCCCGCGCAGACCGAACGATGCTCGGCTCCCGTTGCCGTTCCGCAATCGGTGACGATGCCGGATTCGACCTATTACAGCGATGCCGAACCGCCCAAGCGGTTTAGCCATCTGCCCTCGGTCACGCTCCGCATCCGCTTCGGCCAGGACGCGATCGACAAGATGTGCGGCAAACCCGCCTGCGGTTACGTGTTCGAGGGCTGCACGCGCGGCAACGAGGTCGCGCTTCCCGATCCCTATTCGACCGATAGCGAGACGTTCGCGCGCATCGTGCGACACGAAATTGCTCATGTGAACGGATGGCCAGCGACCCATGGCGACTAATATCATCATCGCCTTTGTCGTTATCATCGTCGTTGCGGTGATCCTTGCCCGCGATAGCCGGGTGGACAGCCAATGACTTTCCTCCTCTCGGCGCTCGGCTTCGGCAAATCCGTCATGGATGCAATCCTTGGCTGGCTCTCGCGGCAGTCACCGGCGACGTTGCTATGCGCCATCCTGTGTGTCGCTCTCCTAATCGATCACGCGGCATTGCTGATGGCGCATCGGCATTCGGCGAAGGTCGAAAAGCAGCTTTCCGCATCCGTGGCCCAAGTGAAGCAATTGAATGCCTCACTTGAAGCAATCTCAACCAAGAAGAACGAACAGCAGGTCATCACGAAAACCAACATCGTGACGGTCACAAAGACGATTCACGATGCGGAGAAGAAAGCCGAGGTTGTCGAGAAAGCGCCACCTGCTCCCGGCTGCAAGACGAAGCCCGAGATTTTGGGAGCGGACTTGTGATTGCGGGCCGGTCGCTGACTCGGCGTGGTCCGCAGGCCCCTATTGCTGCGGAAGCGAGGCTGGCCCCTTTGTCCAGCACGAGTTTCACGGTTCTATCCAGACAGCTCCATTACGGCTTGTCTGGGGCGCGCTCCGCCACAACCGCAATCACCGTCTGCGCTACCATTTTTCGCTGGCTCAAGCAAGGCGGATGGGGTATGCTGAATCGAGAGGTCGGGTGGAAATCCGGCTACGGCAGAATTGCCGTGGCGAGGTCGGGGCGGCTGAGCCGCATAACCTTGGGAACCCGCGCCCGAAAAAGGCTAGCGCTGGCCGTTCCTCTCGTTTTCCTCACCGCCTGCACCCAAACCCCGCAGGTCCGGTACGTCAGCACACCATGCCTGACGCAGCTGCAGCTCGACCAGATCAAGTCTCAAGAGCCCCCCAAAGTCCATGACCAGCTAACCGGCGATGCGTCCCATGACGTTGGGCCATTGGCCGGAAGCGCAATCCGTCTCAGGGCATGGGGCGAAGGGCTAATCACCGTTCTTTCAGGATGTACGGAAGCCACTGCGAAGCCGCAGTCGGCGGGGAACTGACGTGTGGCACAACACCCCATCTCACCGGAAGAGCAGGCGCGGCGGGAAGCCGCTCGCGATGCTTCTCCCGACAACCACCGGCGGGCCGCGTCCATGCTAGGGATGGCGTGCTCCACCTATAAGTCGTGGGTTGCCGCGAACCCACCTCCCGCGCCGGTTCCGGTTGCCGAGCCGCTACCTCCAAAAGAGTTGCCGACCGGCGAAATCCTCTCGCTCATGCGGAAGCGGTTCGATCTTAAAGCCGCCAACGCAGCAGCGCGACACTGGCGCGAGTTCCAGGTTCCGACCGATGGCACTTATGCGCTGATGCTGTTCGGCGATCCGCATATCGATGACGACGGCTGCAACTGGGGGCTTTTGGAGAGCCACTGTCAACTGGCACGCGACACGCGACACCTTTACGCCATCTCGATAGGGGATCAGACGAACAACTGGGTTGGACGCCTGACCAGGCTCTATGCCGATCAGGACACGTCTGTCCATACCGCTCGCCAGCTCATCAAGTGGCTGCTCCTCGAAAGCGGGGTCCCATGGTTCCTGTGGATTCACGGCAACCACGACGCGTGGAACGAAGGCATCCCGATCATCGAGGGGATGAACGCCCATAATATCGCGATGGAGGACTGGCAGGCCAAGTTCGTCCTCAAATCCCCCAACGGCTACGGGTTCAGGACGTGGGTCGCGCACAACTTCCCCGGAACGAGCCAGTGGAACAAGCTTCACGGCCCGCAAAAGGCCGCCCAGATGAAGGACTGGGCGCATCTCTACGTCGCCGGCCATCATCATAACTGGGCGCTCCATCAGGAAGAGCACGACCACCGCAATTTCGTTTACTGGCTGGCGCGGGTTCGCGGGTACAAGTTCCTCGATAGCTATGCGGGCCATCTTGGCTTCGGCGAACAGGAATATGGCTCGTCGATCGTTTGTGTGGTCGATCCGCACGCAGGCAAGCTCAATGCCCTGACCTGCTTCGCCGATCCAGCTGAAGGCGTCGATTTCCTCAAGTGGAAACGCCGGAAGGTCGCGGCATGACCATCTCCCTCCCCGACGGCAAGCAGGTGGTCGTCAATTCGGACATGGGAAGCATCTGGCTTCAGGTCTGCGCCTGCCGTGGATCGCTCGGAACCAAGCTTACCGTCCCTCAAGCAATCAAGGTTCGCGCTGCGCTCATGGGCGCAATTCTGGAAGCGGAAAAATCATCGGAGCAACAATCGTGAAACTCAAGACGATCCTTGCCGCGCTCACGCTGTTCGGCTGCGCTCCAGTAACCGCCTCTCCCGGCATCGGGATCGGGATCGGCATCGGCCGCCATCACAATTCGGGGACGATCTCGACACTTCCCTCAGGCGTCACCTACGACACCTCGATCGGTCTTGGCGTCGATGCGAGCGGCCGCGCTGACCTGACGCCGCGCGTCGGCTCACAGCAGTTCTACGTCAATTCGACCACCGGCAACGATACCAACACCTGCACCCAGGCCAAGTCCGCATCCACTCCCAAGGCGACGATCAAGTCCGCCGAGTCCTGCGTAACCGACGGCGAAGGGGACCAAGTGCTCATCGCCCAGGGCATGAGCTACCCCAACGGCTTTGCCTACATCGGCGACAAGGGCGGTTTCAGCGCTCAATATCCCGTCGTCTATCAAAGCTACGACCCCGCCGATCCGACCAACCAGGCGAAGTGGGGCACCGCTACCGGAAGCCTTCGCCCTGACATCAATATGTCATCTGGAGCCGACAACTCCGGCGGCTTCATCCAGGGGGGAACGGCCAAGTTCTACCGCGCCTTCCGGGGCCTCAACTTCGACGGCCAAAACGCCGCGAGCGTCGAGATACACATTCTCGCGGAGGCGAATGGCGAACCTAGCTACATGCTGTTCGAGAACGACCAGTTCGCGCAGGTGCAGCTCACAATCCAGGGCACCGCTTCGCTAGGCCAAATCCAGCATGTCACCCTTCGCAATACATCGCTTTATGGCGAATGGGGTTCGAACCGAGCGCAGGGAATCTTCGCTGACAACATCGACGGGCTGACTATCGAGGACTGCGTTTTCTGGCACAACGGCTGGGAAGCAGGAGCCAATCGCTCCGACGATCCGAGCATCGGCGGCTCGTCTAACCAGAGCCACGCAATCTACGGGCAGGACACGGTTCGGAACGCCATCGTCCGCCGCAGCGTCACCGTCGATTCTTCGATGGAAGCCGTCAACCTCAAGGGCGGCGGCGTCATCCAGAACAATCTCTCGCTCATCAACTCGACAGTGGCGGCAGCGGGAAGCGGCAACAACTACACCATCGATGAACCGTTCGGCGCCTATATCGAGATGGTCGGCAACGCCGGACTCGTCTCGGCCACCCCTTCGACCGGCGCGGTCCAGGGCTGGGGCTTCCATACCTCGGACGGGCGTCAGAACCTCAGCGAAGTTCATCACAACGTCATCGCGAACTCGGGCTTCACGACCACCGGCTATGCGCTGATGACGGACGCTACGAACGACATCATTTCCGATCCCGCGCAGCATCCGGCATGGAGCCCCAATACACCGGCCAAGTTCGCGCTCCCCGCCTATGCGGACTTCTTCAACAATGTCAGTTCTAACTGGAATGCTTCGGGCTCGACCAAGGCCGAAGGGCTGAGCGGGACGACCAATCTCGCGCTGATCCATACGACCTACAACAGCAACATATGGGACGATCCGGCGTCGGGCTCGAATGCCAATGCCGGGGCGACCACGTTCACTAATGCCTATACCGAGAGCACGCTTCTTGCTGCTTTGGGCTATGCGGACGAACCAACCGCAGCTGCCGACTGGATTGCACACCCCGAGCAGCACAAGTGGGAGAATGGTCCAACGCTACTCCGGGCGGGCTACGGCGTCACCGCTCCTGCGCTGACCGACCTTCGCACCGACACGCGGCTCACCAACGGGCTTTCCAACAATGGCTCGTTCATCTTCGAGCTCGACGGCTCCTCTCTTACCGCGACGAACCTGCCGCCGTGCGTTACGATCGATAGTTCGGCTCACGCGTGGCGCTCTGACGGCTCCTGCACCACCGGCTCGTGGGCCTCTTCGATCACCGAGACAAACGGCGCGAACAGCCACACGACTTCGCTCACCTGGACCTCCTCGCCGCAGCCGGTCCTGTCATCGGTCACGGTCACTCCCGGCACGACCACCGCGACGATCAACCTCTCGTCGAACACCGGCAATGGAACCCTGTTCTGGATGGCAACCTCGTCCTCTGGCGTTCCGACATGGCCTGAGATTCGCGACGACGTTAACGCCGACACCAATTCGGCCGGCTATTCGAGCGGTAACCAGGCCGTCACCGCGACGGGCGCACAGCCGGCGATCACCGCCAGCGGACTCCCGGCGAGCACGGCGCTCTATGCCTGCGTGGCGCAGCTCGACAGCGGAAACAATCCCTCGGCGACGACCTGCACGCCGTTCACAACGACTTCAAGCTGGAGCCCTGCCTCGCTTGGTGCGAACCTCGCGTTCGACTTCACGCATCTCGATTCATCGCACTTGTTCACCGACACCGGCTGCACGACGGCGCTGACGACTGACGGGCAGACCGCGAAGTGCATCAAGGACACCACGACCGGCGTCACGGCTACCAACGCGACCGGGTGGGTCTATCATGCGAACTCAGGCAAGCCCTACCTTCAGATGGACGGGACAAGCTTCTTCCGCACGGCGGCAATCGCGTTCACGGATGCGAGCGGGCAGGTCTCGATGTGGGCCGTCGTCGCTCCAGCGGTCAGCGGGAACAATGCCCTGCTTGGCTTCTTCGGCCACACTTTGCTTATTGCCAACCCTGGCCTTAATCGCAGTCAGGTCACAGCATACAACACAACTCCATCTTCGATTGGCCAGGACTTCAAATCTGGCACGGCCCTCAACACCGCCGCCGTGTTCTCCGGAATCATAACCACATCCACCGCAGAAGTCTTTGTGGACAATGCGACCGATGGTTCGACGGCCATCTCGGGAACGCTTTATAGTGGATCAACACTTGGCATCGACATCGGGAATACCGCGACCGGCCCATTCTATGGTGCATGGATGGAGAAGGCTGTTGCTGACTCGACTACCCAGACTAACGCACAGACCTATGGCGCGGCGCTCCACCCGTAAGGAGCTATTTCCCGAACAGCGACCAGAACCAATCGACGATGCGCCAGCGATTGTAGGCGGAATGTAGCTCGCGCTCCCATTGCTTTGCCCCCTCCGCGTCCCATGAGACGACCGGGGGTGTGGCTTCACCGATGTAGACGTACTTCTTATTAGCCATGGCGGTCATCCTTCAGCTTGCTGAGCAGCGACCAGACGCTCTCGCCTTCCTTGGCGACGACGGATTTGCCGCGCATCGTGGCGACTGTTCCTTCAGGGATGCCGCTGTGGGTCTTACGAGTGGTGAGCATACGGCAATTGTATACTTGACAAAGCAACACTGTGAGCTCAGTAAGGTCGCATGGACGACATTCTAGCCCCTCGCTTCATCGATCCTGTTGCGGCTCGCAAGCACCTAGAGGCGCTGCGCTGGCCCGACGGTCCCGAGTGCGTTCACTGCGGCTCCGCCGATGTAACGCGCCTTGAAGGCAAGAAGCACCGCGACGGATTGCTCCAGTGCAATCACTGTCGCGAGCAATTCACCGTCACGGTCGGCACCGTGTTCGAGCGCTCAAAAATCCCGCTCAACAAGTGGCTCCTGTGCAATCACCTTCTTTGCGCGGGCAAGAAGGGCATGAGCGCACATCAGATCCACCGTATGCTGGGCGTCACTTACAAGACCGCTTGGTTCATGTGCCACCGCATCCGTGAGTCCATGAAGGACAACAGCGGCCCGCTTGGCGGTCCCGGCAAAACAGTCGAAGCCGACGAAGCCTATATCGGCGGCTCTGCCTCCAAACAGGCGCACCGTGAGGTTGCTCCCAAGAAACTGGTCGTTTCGCTTGTCGAGCGCGGCGGCAAGGCTCGCAGCTTCCACATTGCAAACATCAACGCGAACACGCTCCGCACCGCGCTTGTGACGAACGTTGATCGCAGCTCGCACCTTCGCACGGACGCATCGCTCAACTATCGCCGCGTTGGCTCAGAGTTCGCCTCGCACGGTTATGTCGATCACCGCTTTGAGTTCGCCCGTGGCGAGACGCATTCCAATAGCGCGGAGAACTTCTTTTCCATCCTCAAGCGCGGCGTGATCGGCACCTATCATCACTGGAGCCAAGCGCACATTCACCGCTATCTGGCGGAGTTCGACTTCCGTTATTCCACTAAGGACGTTTCCGACCGCGAGCGTGCGGACAAAGCCCTTGTTGGCAGCTTCGGCAAGCGCCTGACCTATCGGCGGACTGCTCCGCTCGCCGCCTGACTATCTAGAGCCTCACGCTTCGATTGGTGAGCGCCGCAAGCGCTGGACACAATCATAGTGTATGCCGCCACACACGACTCGCGCCAGCACGCGGCAAGAGTCGAAGCGGCCCGGACGTGGCGCGGCCCGCCTTCCGGGCCGCTTTTTCTTTGAAGGGGGTTTTCATCGGTCCTGAATGCCTATAACTAGTTGCCCCATCTTCGGATGGGAACGGCTTTGGGCGACTACACATCACCGCTTGAATCAGCGACGCGGAAGCGGATCGACGCCCAACTCGAGAACCTTGGATGGGCGTCCGATGAGCGCTCAGCTGATTGCAACGTTTTCACTGAGCGTCCGAAAACGAATGCCGAGAAGGCCGCTTTAAACGGCGCTCAACCAGACTATGTTCTTTACGAAAGCGGCTCCGAAACAGCGGTTGCCATAATTGAAGCGAAGCGCCCAGGACAGAATCTTGCCGACGCGCTTACGCAAGCGATTGAGCGCTACGCCAAGCCCCTCAATGTCAATCTCGTCTTCGTCGCCGACGGTTCGTTTGTGGAGGTGCACGATCTTCGCGACGGCAAGCGGCTCCAGGTGGACGGCGAAGACGTAACCAGCTTCCTCAGTGAGCGTGATGTACTGCGCTTTCTCGACCAGGGCTCGTCGATCTCCACTCCGGCGGTAATCCGCCACACCAAACAAGAACTGATCAGCGCATTCGGCGCAGCGAATGATCTCCTGCGAAAGGAAGGGCTCCGTGAAGGGCTGGAGCGCTTCACTGAATTTTCAAATCTCCTCTTCCTGAAACTGATCAGCGAGATTGAGGAGGATCGGGAGCAGAACGGCGAGGCCCGCATTCTCGAAAAGCGCTACTGCTGGGACGCGTTCAAAGACAAGCCGGAGCAAGAACTGCTCGACTACATCAACGACACGGTGCTTCCCCGCCTTGTGCGAGACTACAACCACACGGGCGATGTTTTCGAATCGAAGCTAGCGATTCAAAACCCCAAAACGCTCAAGAAGATCGTGGATCGCTTATCGAAGCTCCAGCTCCTAAACACGGACTCCGATATCAAGGGAGACGCATTCGAATACTTCCTGCGGAACTCCGTTTCGGTCGGCAATGACCTCGGCGAATATTTTACGCCGCGCCACATTGTGAAGTTGGCCGTCGATCTGGTCGACCCGCTCTTCAACGAGACAGTTTATGACCCGACTTGCGGGACCGGCGGATTCCTTATTCAGGCTTTCCGCCACATCAAAGCAAAGGTGAAAAATACCCCAGAAAATATGACCGTACTGAAGAATGAGACAATCTTCGGTAGCGAACTGACCGCCACCGCGAAGGTCGCAAAGATGAACATGATCATCATAGGTGACGGTCACAATAACATCTTTCAACGGGACAGCCTGGCTCACCCTCAGCGCGACCGGTTCGATGTCGTACTGGCAAATTATCCGTTTTCCCAAACCACGGATTACGCTGGCCTCTATGGCTTCGACACGGACAATGCGAACCCCGTCTTTCTGCAGCACATAATTGACGCACTGGAGAAAGACGGCCGCGCTGGCGTCATCGTGCCAGAGGGCGTCCTATTCGATGAGTCCGCACCGTTCGTGAAAGTCCGCAAGGCGCTGCTCGAAACGTGCGAGCTTGAGGCGGTAATCAGCCTCCACGAATATGTGTTCCGCCCCTACACCGGGCAACCGACAAGCCTTCTCGTATTCAAGAAAGGCGCGCCGACGAAATCTGTGTGGTTCTTCGATGTTATCAATGACGGCTTCGAGAAGAGCACTCGCAAGCTTGGCCGCCGTCCGATCCCTGAGAACGACCTTCCGCTCTTAAGGCAGCTATGGTCGGACCGGTCATCGTCTGACCGCTCGTTCTCCGTAGATATCGCCACGATACGCGCGCATGGATTCAAGCTCACAATCGACGAATTTCGCGACGAGTGCGCCAATCCTGACTGGGCCCAGCTCGGAGGGCCGGACGGCCTATGCGACATCGTGATCGGCGGCACGCCCGACACCAAGAACCGCTCGTATTATGGAGGCGAGCATTTGTTCGCCAAGATTAGCGATCTAACCGCGGCGGAGGGCATGTACCTCCACGAAACGGAAGAGCGGCTAACCGACGCCGGGGTTCAGAATTCAAGCGTAAAGCTGCTCCCCGAAGGAACCGTGCTATTCAGTTTCAAGCTGTCCTTGGGCCGCGTAGCGATCACCGGTCGCCCGATGTACACAAATGAAGCGATCGCCGCCTTCATCCCCAAGGATGAGCGCGTGCTTCCAAAGTTTCTCTATTACGTGTTGCCGCGCATCCCCGTTCCGGGAGCGCGCAAAGCGGCGAAGGGTCAAACGTCGAGCAAGGGACGACTCGCAAAGGCGAAAATTCCCCTCCCAGACGTGCGCGAGCAACAGGCGCTAATTGACATGATGGAAGCGCATGACGCGGAAGTTGCGAAACTGAAATCCGAGATCGGCGAGAAAGAAAGAGAGGCGGACGAAGCCTTCAGGCAGCGGGCCCTCGCCTAGCCGCCCTACCGACCTTGCTGTCCTTGTGCAGCTTAGGGGGAGTCGCCAGCATCCGCTTTAGAGTTTCGTTGGCGCGCCGTTCCGTCTCAGCGTCGGAGTAGCTATCGTCTCGCTCAGTCATGTGGCGCAAGATAGTCTGGAAAACCTACAGACGGAAGCAATACCACGGCGTCTTCGGTCCGCTAGACATACCCGCAGTAACTCAACTTGACCTATTCTGCGGGTCACTCAATTCCTTCTGGTCGGAAATAAATCTCATGCTCGATTCTTGCGTCGACCATTTGCACAAGCACGGCGGGGCTAAAGAAATCCAGGCCCACCTACCGGCGAGCTTGGATCGTAAGCTCGACTATCTATCGAGGGCGCTGAAGGTAGGCCTTGTTGACCCTTCCGACCGAGAGGGTTTGGCGAACATTGTGGCCGATTGCCACAGACTAAAGACATTTCGACACATATTGGTGCACGGGCAGCCAATCGAGTTCGGTGAAGAGGGGCGAGTCATCGTCGAACATTGCCGCGTGAGGGCTGCCGCCCGCGTTCTAAGCCGCACAGTGTATTCACAGGCGCAAATGCGCCGCCATTATCAGAATACGCGCAAGCTAATGCTCGACTTCGCTTCTTTTCTCTCTAGCGAAAATGCCTCGAAGTCGCAGGGCTAACTCACGGTACGTGAGCCCGCTATCCTGATCCCATTTAGCGATCAGCTCTTCAGCTTCCTCTAGCACCGGCCTGTCCTCGACTCGTTGGCACATGAGACTTGCTTTCTCAAGTATATAATTGCCGAGCATACACACCTCCATCACCGAGCAGAGGCCCTTTAGGGGGTTATCCTAAGTCAGTCTTAGCGGGAAGTAAACGCGCCTCGCGTTCATCGGCCATGTTCAGCTACTCCCCTCTCCCGGTTGGGCGTCCCGGCTTTCAGCCGTCGCGTGCTCGTGCCGCCATCGGCATAGAACGACCGTCCGCCGAACCCGCCTCCGCCTGAGATCACCATGCTTCACCGCCGATCTTCGCCAGCGCATCGGTCGCGATCTGTCGTGCCTCAAAGCCGTCGAAATCGGCCTCGATGTCGGTCATGTCGGCGATCTTACGAAGCGCCTCCACAAGCTCTGCATGATGGACGGCGGCGAGTACGCGCTTGGCGTAGCGTTCAGCGTCCTCGTCATGGAGCCACGCTATGTCGTGAAACATCTGCGCAACGCGCTCCACCATATTGGGATTTTGCTTAAGCTCGTTGAGGGTCATTGCTTGCTCCATCACGCGACGTCCCCAGCGAAATTGTCGACGATGAGGGCGGTCATGGGTGGGGCTCCGCTTCGCGCTTAAGTCGGTCCCTCAAGTGGAGGGCCAAATCTCCTTCAGGCGGTACCCCGAGCTCGATACGAACGAGGCGCATGATCTCGTCGGTTAGTGGCGGCGCGTTAGGGATGCCGCTCTGCGAAGACGCGACAGCGGCTGAGGCCGAAGGCTGGCAGCCCGACGCTGCGTCAGCAGCGGAACGCCCATAATCATCATCCACCGTTCATTCTCCTCTTGAAAGTGTGGCGCGGGCTTTGCGGAACTCGTCTGCTGTCGAGCATGACCATGCTTGCGTCATCCTCGTGTCGCCCCGCGTATCTGGCGCAACTTCTTCGCCAATGGCCGCGAACGGACGCAGCGCTTCCTCCAGTTCGCTCACCCGCTTCCGCAGGCCATCGCATCCAGATACGGCATAAGCGGCTTGGGCGAGCGCTTCGGCGTCTTCACCATCCATCGAATACGTGCCGCACATGACGGACGTCTCAGCAATCGCCCTCGCCATAGCCTCTATCATCGGGTCAGGCATCAGCCGTTGCCCCATATCTGACTGACGGTGATCGCCAGCACGGCAAGTCCCGCGAAGAGCAACCCGTAAAGGAACACCCACGCCAAGCTTATCGCATCGAAAATGGGCAGACGCATGAAATAGAGGATTGCCGAGATGATCGCGACTACGAGCCCAATCGCAGTGACCGTAGCGCAAGTTTTCACGAACGTGTCCATTCACCCCTCCTCTTTATTGGCAGCAATTGCTCTTAGTGAAGCTCCTGCCATGCTCGAGGATGACGCTGTGGGCTGTCACGGGAACAGCCAATCGGCGGCGCGGACTTGGCCTCGCTCTGGGTAGTCGATGAGGCTGAGCGATTTCAGACTGGAGCGCGGATTGCCGTAAGCGCCGCCTATCGGAGAGTAGCCTGCCGCAGCTGCGAGGTCATCGTTCGGCATCGCCTCCGGATAGGCTTCCAGCAGTGGGTGAAGAACACGTTGTTGAGGGCCATTCAGCTTGCTCATCACGCGGCGGTGCAGCTCGTCGCGCGTCGTCGGCGAGTCCGGGGCGTCGGCCTTCTCGGCTCCGGCCTCGGTGAGAGTGATCTTGCCCGGCACCGGATAATCGATCAGCCCCATTGATTTGAGCGAGCTGCGCGGGTTCCCATATGCGCCGCCGATTGGGGAATAGCCCGCGATGAACGCGACCTGTTCGTTCGACGGTCTCTCGATCCCGAACGCTGCCCACCATGCGAGCGAGTTGAGGACGCGCTGCTGCGGGCCGTTTAGCCCTTCGGTTGCGGTGACGGTCATCCGCTCGGCAGGAACTCGCTCAAAAGCCGCTGTGGGAGCCGCAGAACGTGTCGGACGCGCCGCTGGCATCTTGCCACCCGAAAGCGCGGAAATCGCTTCCACGGCGCTCCTGAGGCCCGCAGCATAGCCTTCCGACCGTCCCGCCTCGCGCGCCTTCTCGATTTCCTCGGCATTCGCGTGAACGATCTGCGGCGGCGCGGCCTTTACCTTCTCCGCCTTCGCGAGCTCGCGCTTCAATCGCGCGACTTCCGCCTGCAGCGCGCGCGGGTCGTTGGCCTTCGCCTCTTCCTCAATCGCCGCCAGCTTGCTCTTGAGCCTGTCGAGATCGAGCGGCTTCAGTTCGCGCCGCTGCACCTGCTCGCCGCGCTTGGGCGTCCTCGAGCTGTCGAAAGTGATCTTCGGCGGAAAGGCAACCGTCGCGAGCTCGCCACGGCTCGGAAGCCAGACGATGCCGGTTCCGGTCGGAAGCGTCGGCAGTGAGGCGTCGATCATCGGCCACTCGCCCTGATCCGCCTGCCCTTTCACCCAATCGCCGATCGCCTTCCTGTCCTGCGAGGCGGTCAGCTTGAACGCCACCAGGCCGTCGACCTGGCTCAGCACGTTCTTGTTCAGCACCGCCGGTCGCTGTGAAATAAGCCAAGGAATGAAGCCCCTGATCCGGCCCCGGCGAACGACCGTCTCCATCATGCCCAGGAGCTTCGGACCTTCGCCCTTCTCGCGCTCCTGTTGGGGTGCCCACATATCCGCTTCGTCGAAGATCAGATGCACCGGCTCCTTGCTTGCATGGCGGTAGAGCGCGGTCAGGAAGGCGAGCATGAAACGGATTTCGGATGCCTTGGTGCCGAAGCCGGAAAGATCGATGATCGCGCTTTCGGCCATGCCCGCGACGGTTTCGCCGATCAGCGCGCCCGCATTCTCATTCAGCGGAAGGTCGCCATGCGCGCCGCCGAAGATGACCAGCTTGCCCTTTTCGCGCCACGGTGCGGGCGACTTCCCATCGGCGCATAGGCCAAGGCCCCACCAGACGCCGAGCGGATCGGGAATGATGACACGGCCACCGGATGCAAGCAGGCGCTCGACTCCCGTTCCGGCGTTGTAGGTCTTGCCGCTGCCAGCGGTGCCGACGAAGCCCAATCGATCATCGAGCGCGGCGAGAGGGATCGGGTGCGGGGTCACAACCATCCCCACTTCCGGCTATCTGGCAGAGAAATCGGCTTCCTCCGGTCTGCTGCGATATGGCACGCGGCCCAATCGATCCGCTCGACATCCGCAGCGTTGAGGCGCTGTATGTCGATCCTCTCGTCAGGAACTACAGCGAGCTTGGGTTTCATTGCCTCACCTCAAGTTCATCTTGGCGCGTTCGGTAGCGTTGGCAGTGCGCCACGCATCGAAACGCATTCGCTTTGCTTCGGCTTGGGCTTTCAGGGCCTCCGAATCGTAAGCCGCCAGTTCCCAATCGACGCACGCGGCTTCGTAAACGGGATCGGCTTCGGCCATCTGCTCGCTCTCGCCAGCCCCCTTGCCTTCGCCTTTGTATTTGACGAACAAGGTTGCCCGCACGCGCTTGCGGCGAAGGTCAGCAGCCTCGGCCGCGATCTTGGCTTTGCCCGCGCGAATGAACAGCTCTTCCGCTTCGTTGATCGCGCGCTCGATCTGATCTTGCTGCATCAAGCCGCCCTCCGCTTCCAGAGGTCCGCGAACCGCGTTGCCTCCTGATAAAGATCGATGCCGTGGACTCGGAAGAATCCCTGATGGCCCAGGGCTTCCACGCTCTCTCTCGGGCCGAACTGGATCTGATGATGGCGCGGACACAAAGGCACGACGAGCCAATCGCTTCGGCTGATCCTGCCTGGTCGATCCGCATAGGCGGAAACGTGGTGGATCGTCGCCAAGCCTTCGCAGACCAGACACCCATGATCGGCAACGAAGTCATGGAAGCGTTGCAGCTCCACGGACTTGTGGCGGCTATTGGGCTTCAAGGCGGCGCGGCGAAACATCAGTCGTCGAAACCGGGCACGTAGCCTTCGTCGCCCTGCTGATACGCGCTAACGGGCGGTAGCGGCTGCATCGGGCCGCTCTGATAATTGACGGGCTGCTGATTCTGTGGCGCGTATCCGGCGCCGCCTTGCGTATAACCACCTCCCTGATGAGGAGCGTAGCCATTGGCCTGCTGTCCATAGCCCTGCGGCTGTCCGTACCCGCCTTGGGCCTGATAGCCGTTGCCCTGCCGCGTATCTTCGGAGAGCTTCAACGAGAAGCCGTTGAACATGCCCTGCCGGTCGGTGCTTTCCCAAACGGACACGCGCATCACATGACCGCCCGGAAGCGCCAACTCTCCCGTGAAGTGAGGACTGTTTGGGCTTGACCGCTTCTTCGCGGGCCAGACCCTGCCGGTGCATTCCTTACGCGGTGGCCGTGGACTGTTGTAATTGTTGCCGTAGGACATTCGCCTGCTCCTTCAAAAACGCTTGATGCTGCGGGCACCATTGGGCCGCCTGACAATAGGCTTCGCAGCGATTGAACTTGGTGGGCCGCTCTTCGATGTAATGGCCCGCTGGAACGGTAAGGCTCCGAAGTCCTGGGCTTCCGGGGTCGTAGAGCCGGACTGCGGTTTTCCGGCCCTGCTTCATCAGGGCAACTTTGCCGGGCTGCATCCACCGCTCTTCATCGGTGCATGGTGGAGGGTTGCCCCCCATCGCGGCCTTGAATTGCCTTACGCGCTGGCGCATCCACGCAATCGTTTCCTCGTTCGACATCAGGGGGATATCGAGCGTGATCGCGTTGGCTTGGGGATAGCTGCACGGTACGCCGAACGAACTTGCCTTCTTCGCCTCCTCGTCTGCCGTCCGGCGCGACCAGTCTTTCAAGATCGCGACGATCTGTCCCTTCTCGACCTCCTGCTCATTGTGACGGGCAAGGGCCGCAAGCATGGAAAGCTGGAGCGTCCATTCGGACTTGCCCTCCGCAATCGCGCTCTTGGCGGCGTAGGCCGATGTAACCTTGTAATCCTGGACCGTTTTCGACGGCTTGTGGATGATGTCGCACTGGCCCGAGACCTTCATGCCTTCAAGGGTGGCGAAGAACCGCTGCTCGATAAGATAGTCGTCGCCAAGACTTTCAGCGGCGCGTTCCAGGATGGTGTGCGTGGCCTGCCCGAGAAGCGCCCAGATGCGATCCGACGCATCCTCGGTCAGCTCATCCTTGTGCGCGAGCTCGATTGCATAAGCCTGTGGCGGCTTGATGAGGGTTGTGACCGACAGCGTTCCCGAATTGGAATAGCCGTCGTTTCGCACCGCCTCCACCAATGGGGCCGGAAGATCGAACCTGTTGGTGATCGCGTTCATGCCGCCAGTTTCCTTTGTGGAGTTGCCTGATAAGCCGCCGCAAGCGACCGGATCGTGCGCTCACATTCGGGAGTCAGCTCGCAGCCGCGCTCCAGGTTCTCGGCAGACTGAAACCATCCATCGGCGCGGTAGAAGGCGATCAGCGCGGGACGCCATGCTTCGTAATCCATCATCTTCACCGGGAGCGGGTTACTGTCCCACGCTCCCGTCCCTTGGGGGTTTCGGCGTTCCACAGGATTCCGTTGCGGCGATCTTCCTCGCGCCACTTGCGGACTTGTTCTCCAGCTTCGAACAGCCATTGGTGGCGTTCGTTGAAGTCGCTCACGAGCGTGTCGAGCCAGCTCTCGACCAATGGGATTTGCGCGCTCATGCTTGCACCTGTTTGGCTTTTTCGCGCCACAGGTTTGCCTCCATGACGAGCATCCGCAGCTTCTCGGCTTCGATGATTGCGTAGCGACCGCGAGTGATCGTCGGCATGTCTCCGCTGATGCGGAACTCCAACAGCTTCTCCTCGAAATCAGCGCTGTGCAGAGTTCCCCATGCCAGCACTTGCTCGATTGGGCGCTCGCGCTCCCGGTAAAAGCGGTCGTCGTCTTTCACGCTGCCCTCCTCTGTTCCCGCGCCTCGGCCAGCGCATCTTCGGCTCCCCACTTCTCGCGGAATTTCGCTTGCAGCTCGGGCGATGCGAGCGCGCACAACCGGTCGCGTGTTTCCTCAAGCTCGCGGCGGCACTCGGCCTTGCGCTCGGCAATCCAGGCTTCGCGGTCGCGTTCGTGCTGTGCCCGCTGTTCCTTGGTGAGTTGGGGCTTGCCCATGACCATGCGGAGGAAGTCGGCGCCGCTGGTCGTGCGGGCATCGGCGGTGACGAGCATCCCTGAAGTGTCGGGGGCGCGGGTCATTCCGACTGCTCCGGCGCGCACATGGACTTGAGCTCGGCGAGACCAGCGCGAAGCTCGTCAATCGTCTCGCGCAGCCCGTCATTGATGTTCGTGAGGTGGTTGATGCGGTCAGCTTGCCGTTCTATCAGCTCGGCGGCTTCCATCGCCAGACTTCCCGCCAGCGAACTATCGACGCAGCCTCGGTCGATACCGCGGCCTTGCAGGCGCATGGCCTCATCGTTCAGCCTTTCGGCCAAATCGTGAGCGGCTGTGAAATCCGTGCTCGTCATCACAGCCTCCCCATCGCAAGAGCGGCCCCAACGAACGCGGCCACCAGCGCCATGAAGGCGAACTGAAGCCACCCAATCGGGGGATGAACCTCAAGCTTCAGCTGGCGAACGCGGAGGTCGTAAAGGTCCGGCCGGTCGTCGCTCACACGAGCAAGCGATGAAGGCTCAAGCCAGCGGGTGAAGGGGTAGGTCATAGCGCTGGCTCCTGCTCGGTCTGAACGCCGTGGCAGGCGCACCAATCTTCGACCCATTCGAGGGCCTTCTGAGCCGCGTATCCGCCGCCGGTCGGCTTGCCGTCGCTGTCGGTCGCTCCGGGCTTGTCGCCGGGGCGGATCATCGTGAACCAGCGCTCGGCCGGACGATCACTGTTGTGATCCAGGCTCGTCGCAATGACGCCGCGCGGCTGCGCGATGGTGCCGACAAGACAGGCGCAAGTCGTGTTGTCGCCATAGGTCAAGCCGTCCACCTCGCCAGCCTTGAGCTTGGCGATTAGGTGGAGTGCCTCGACGGGACCGGCGTGAAGCGCGTCCAGCGTCAGGAACAAATCGGCCTTGAACGGCCGCAGCCATTCCTCGTTGAGATTTTTGGCATCCGCGAGGTAGGCACCCGCGAGGTTGGCACCCACGAGGTTGGCACCCACGAGGTAGGCACGCGCGAGGTCAGCATCCGCGAGGTTGGCACCCACGAGGTAGGCACGCGCGAGGTTGGCACCCGCGAGGTTGGCACCCGCGAGGTAGGCATCCGCGAGGTTGGCACCCACGAGGTTGGCACCCACGAGGTAGGCACGCGCGAGGTTGGCACCCACGAGGTAGGCACCCGCGAGGTTGGCACCCGCGAGGTTGGCACCCACGAGGTTGGCACCCACGAGGTAGGCACGCGCGAGGTTGGCACCCGCGAGGTTGGCACCCGCGAGGTAGGCATCCGCGAGGTTGGCACCCGCGAGGTTGGCACCCGCGAGGTAGGCATCCGCGAGGTTGGCACGCGCGAGGTTGGCACGCGCGAGGTTGGCACGCGCGAGGTAGGCACGCGCGAGGTCAGCATCCGCGAGGTTGGCACGCGCTTTAACCGCCATCTTGACCGCCAGCCCAAGCTTGACGCTCGGCAGCGTATCGGGCGAGCAAGCCAGTTCGGCAGTGAACAGGACTTCGCCCGACCAGCGGTTCAGGATGTCGAACTTCTCGGTGGCTTTCGCCGCCAGCTTCGGCGCGGGGGTGCGGGTCATGCGGACACCGTGAGGAGCCAATCGTGGCTTCCGTCGGCGCGGCGCGCATAGCAAACCGTGTAAGAGAAGCTGTGTTTGCCCTGCAGGCGCTCACCGACGCGTTCCGCTGACCGGCGGCTCCAGAAGAACTCAGAATGAACGACCATCTCATTCCTCCCAGCGGCAATGGGCCGCGTTGGGAGGTGAGTATGCGATTATCGCAACATGGTCAAGCCACTTTCTTGCGACTATCGCAACATTTTACAGATCGCTCACTCGCTTCTTCGCGCGGCCCACGACTGTGAAGCCCTCGCGTCCGGGATAGATGGTCTGGTGCTCCGGGTTGGTGGAGCACGGTTCGAGCCGAGCTGGATTTTCCATGTAGCGCTTGAAGGTCGTTTCGCCATCGGCGTTGCCATGTAGCCATTATCGCTACCCGCGTCAGAAATTCTTGCGCGATTAACGCACGGGAGCGGTTGACAGCATGTTGCGATTATCGCATTACTCACACGATGCACAAACTCAGCGACACCATCGTGAAGGAGTTCGGCGGGATCAGCAAGCTCGCCGATCTCGTGAAAGCTCCTGCTTCGACCGCCAATAGCTGGCGAACGAAAATCACGGACTCGCGCCTCGATCATCTCAAGCTCGCGGCGCTACGCGAGGGCCTGACAATTTCATGGGATACGCTCGAAACGGCTGATGCCGACGAGCCGAAAGCAGCAGCATGAACCCGCGCGTTCCCCTTTTGGCGTGCGGAAACTGGGGTGGCGAGCAATTGCCCCTGCCCGCCACCCGCTTTCCCCGCCACGCCCTCCGAGCCGAAGAGTAGTCGGCGTGGCGGGGATTCGTGAACAGTTCAAGGACTGCTCCTGGGCGGAGATTTGGGGAGATATCCTGCTCATCGTGATGCTGTACATCGGCATCACGCAGAACAACCTCACGGTCGTCTG